CATTTAAACCTCTGGGGGACAAGATTATAGTCCGCCCAGATGTTCGTGTTTTAAGCGATGTAATCTATGTAGATAACAAAGAAGCTCAAAACATGGGAACAGTAGTGGCAGTAGGCCCTGGCAAGAAGCTAACTGCCGAGCGTAGAGAAGCAATGCCAATAGAAGTAGGTGCAAGAATCCGCTTTGGAACTATGAATGATGATCCTAAAGAGGAATATCTTAAATTCACGCCAATCGTTCACGAAGGTGAAAAATGTTTAATTCTTTCATGGCAGGATGTATGTTGGGTGGAAAATGAATAATTTTTATACTTATGCTCATACAAAGCCTGATGGGTCTATTTTTTATATAGGTCAAGGCACAAAAAAACATAAACGTGCTTATCATAAAGGTGGTAGAAGCGAATATTGGCATAGAATTGTTGATAAATATGGTTATAACGTAGAAATTTTGGCTGAATGGGAAACCTCTGAAGAAGCAAAAAATCATGAAATATTGTTAATTTCTTGTCTTAAAGACATGGGAGTTAAACTTGTAAATCATACAAATGGTGGAGAAGGATTGTCAGGAATGACATTTTCTGAAGAACATAAAACAAAATTATCAAAAAGTAGAATTGGAAATCAATGGGCAAAAGGGCAAAAATGGTCTGAAAAATCTAAAAAATTAATTTCTGAATCAAATAAAAAACGAGGCCTTATGAATCCACAAACATTTAATTTTGCTGGAAAAAGCCATACTGAAGAACATAAAGAATATATGCGACAAAAAATGAATGGTCGTGTATTTTCTGATGAAACACGAAAAAAAATGAGCGATGCTCAAAAACGTAGGTTTGCTGGGTAGAATAGGGGAAAAAATGTATAGTACATTACGCAAAATTTGGGATAGATTACAAGCCATTTGGAAATGGATGCAAGACCAAGTAGAGCCTGAGCCTGTAAAACCATCTAATGCGTGGCATTTCCCTGTTAATGACGAAGTTAAACGTAAACCAGCCCTTAAAAAGGCTACAACTAGGAGCAAAACCATGCCTCTCAAAAAATCAGCCAGCAAAGCAGCATTTAAGTCAAACATTAAAGCCGAAGTAGAAGCTGGTAAGCCAGTAAAGCAAGCTGTTGCAATCGCATATAGCGAGAAACGTGCTGCAACTAAGAAAACCAAAGCTAAGAGAGTATAAGAATGATTACTTTTACAATACAACAAGTAAACGAATTGCTACAAGCATTAGGACAATTACCTTATGTGTATAGCAAGAACCTCATAGATGGTATTAACGCTATTGCTCAAGCTCAGATGGATGTTGCAAAAAAACAACAGTCTGATGAGATTAAAGAGCCTGATATTTCACAATCATAAGTGTTGTAAAAAAACAACATAATCAAATACATGGAAATTGAGTCAAAAAAAGTAGGTGCGCCTCTTGGTAATAAAAACAATACCAAGAATAAGCTGTTCTTTGATCAAATTAAAAGGCACTTGACTCAGAATCCACAAAAGCTAGAAAAGATTGTTGAAACTCTTGTTGATTCTGCTCAAGAGGGTGAAGCATGGGCTGTCAAAGAGATTATGGACAGAGTTGACGGCAAAGCTCATCAATCTACAAGCATAGAAGATGCAGAAGGTAATAACTTGATACAAGCTATTGAAGTCAGGTTTATAAAGCCAAGTGAGTGAAATCACACCAGAAATTAGGAAAGCAGTTAGTGCGGTTGATTTTCCAATCAAGCTACAGTTTCTATTCGAGCCATCACGCTTTAAAGTGGCCCATGGTGGGCGAGGGTCTGGAAAATCTTGGGGATATGCCAGGGCTTTGCTTGTAATAGGTGTTAAAAAAACAATTAGAGTTCTTTGTGCTCGTGAGTTTCAAAATTCTATTGCTCAATCTGTTCATAGATTATTGGCAGACCAAATCATAGCTATGAAACTAGAGTCATTTTATGAAGTTACTCAAAACCAAATTAGAGGCAAAAATGGCACAGAATTTAACTTTGTAGGCTTAAAAAACAATCCAGCAAATATAAAATCTTATGAGGGAAGCACTCACGTTTGGATAGAAGAATCGCAAACCGTAAGTGATCGAAGTCTTGAAATTCTTATTCCTACAATAAGAACGCCTGATTCAGAAATATGGATTACATTCAATCCTGAGCTAGAAACTGACCCTGTATATCAGCGATATGTATTAAATCCACCTGATAACTGCAAAACAGTCAAAGTTAACTGGCAAGACAATCCTTGGTTTCCTGATGTTTTAAGACTTGAAAAAGATGCTCTTTTTAGTAGAGATAGGCAAGCCTACAACACCGTTTGGGAAGGTTTATGCCGTCAGACGGTAGATGGTGCTGTATTTGCCAAAGAAGTCACTCTGGCTGAACTAGATGGAAGGATTTGCAATGTACCTTACGATCCAATTAAGCCTGTTCACGCTGTATTTGATTTGGGCTGGGCAGATGCTACTGCTATTTGGTTTGTTCAGTTTATTGCTCAAGAAGTAAGGCTTATACGCTATTACGAGGATAATCAACAGACAATTGCTCATTATCTTGCTAAAATACAGTCCTATGGATACATTATCGACACTATTTGGTTGCCACATGATGCTGGTAACAAAACTTTGGCCTCACATGGCAAAAGTATCGAAGAAATCGTCAGAGCTAGTAACTACAACACAAGAGTTATTGAACGCACACCTATCGTTGATTCGATCAATGCTGCACGAATGATGTTTAACAAGTGCTGGTTTGACCGCACGAATACGCACGAAGGCTTGCAATGCCTTAGACACTATAGATATGACGTTGACCCAGACACCAAGCAATTTAGCCAAAAACCATTACACGACAACTACAGCCACGGAGCAGATGCTTTCCGTTACATCGGCCTTATGGTTAACGAGCCAAGAAAAGCAGCAAAACCCAAAACTTATCAACTACCGTCAAGTTGGATGGGGTAAAATGTGTAGTAAAAATACTACAGTTGGCTTAAAATCAGCCAAATACTAAGGAATCCCTATGGCATACGATAGCGTTGCAGACTCTCAATCAGACGGCAGAATTGAAGAAGCTAAACAGTTTCTACGTCTTTGTAACGATTCAGATAGCAACAATCGTGCCGAAGCTCTTGACGATGTAAGGTTTGCGGCTGGTGATCAATGGCCTGTAGATGTACAAAACAGTCGTGTATTAGAAGCTCGCCCATGCTTGACAATTAATAAGCTAGATGCTTATGTACGTCAAATCTGTAATCAGCAACGTCAACAACGCCCACGCATTAAAGTGCATGGCATGAACAATGAGTCAGATGCCAAAGTAGCTGAGATCATTACAGGCATCACTAGGCATATTGAAAACCAATCTGATGCTGACCAGGCGTATGACCATGCGTTTGAATATTGCGTAAAGATGGGTTGGGGCTACTGGCGTGTCACTACAGACTATATTAAGGATGATAGCTTTGACCAAGAAATCTACATTAAGCGCATTGAAAATCCTTTTAGCGTTTATTTTGACCCTAATTCTGTTCAACCAGACGGCAGCGATGCTGAAAAGTGCCTTGTTACAACAGTTGTTAGTAAAGCCGTGTTCCGCAAGATGTATCCCGATGCCGATGACGTACAGGGATTTTCCAGTAGAGGAACAGGCGATACGGAGTCGGAATGGGTTACAAAGGAAGATATACGCATAGCTGAGTATTTCTATACTGAGCGTGAGAAAGCAATGATTATTCAGCTTTCAGACGGCACTACAGGCTATAGCGATGAAATGCCATCTAAAGAAGTGTTGGCTGCCGCAGGAATTACAGTTATTGATAAGCGTGATACTTGGCGTAAAAAGATCAAATGGTGCAAGCTAACAGCTATGCAAATCCTTGAAGAAGGCGAATGGGCTGGTAAATACATCCCAATCGTGCCTGTATATGGTCAAGAAGTCAGAGTTGATGACAAGCATAAGAAGTTTGGTTTAGTGCGTATGGCTAAAGACCCACAACGTATGTATAACTACTGGGCTACTGCTCTGACTGAAACTGTAGCATTAGCTCCTAAAGCTAAATGGTTGCTTGCTGAAGGTCAAGACGAAGGCCACGAAAACGAATGGGCAATGGCTAATATTAAAGCTATGCCTGTATTGCGTTACAAGCAAACTGACACAGAAGGCAGAACAGCACCAACGCCTGTAAGATTACAACCAGAACCACCACCAGCAGGTGTTATGTCAGCATTACAAGGCATGAACCAAGATTTAATGGCTGTAGTAGGTATCTTTGACCCTGGACAATTGCCACAAGGACAACAATCAGGCAAAGCATTACAAGGTCAACAGCAACAAGCTGATATGACTAACTTTCACTACTATGACAATCTGACTCGCTCAATACGTCATACAGGTCGAATTATTCTTGATCTAATCCCTAAAATCTATGACCGTCAACGTGTAATGCGTATTATTGGCGATGATGGTAAGCCTGACATGGTTACTATTAACGAGCAAGGTCAAGACGAACAAGGCGTGTCTAAGGTCTTAAACGATGTAACTGTAGGCGAATATGACGTAGTAATGGAAACAGGCCCTGGCTACAATTCTAAACGTCAAGAAGCCGTAGATTCTATGATGGGCTTATTAGGTGCTGATCCTACATTGATGCAAACTGCTGGCGATCTAATCTTCCGCAACATGGACTTTCCAGGCGCAGAAATCATTGCAGACAGACTTGCAGCATCTAATCCTATGGCGCAAATTGACGATAAGTCACCAATTCCACCACAAGTACAGATGCAGTTGGCTCAGAGCAAACAACAGATTCAACAGCTTCAGCAACAAATTCAAGCTGAAGAAATGGATAAGAAATATCGTGCTACTGTTCAACAGCAAGTACAAGAAGCTGAAACTCAGCGTGAGAAGATGCGTTTAGATGTTAAGCGTGAAGATACTCAAATGCGTACTGATACACAAGCGCATGACACAGTTATTAAGACTCAGACTCAATTAGAAGTAGAGCAGTTAAAAGCGCAAGTAGCTATCTTGCTTGCAAATATGGATCATAAACAAGCTGAATTAGCTAACGCAGAAACTACAGAGCGAGCAATTTAGTGTTGTAAATAAGCAACATTTATGTTATAAAAGCATTTACCTACCAATGGGTTCATTGGGTTAATTCTTGGAGTTATCCATGTCAGAAGCAAATGTAAGAACGGCAGATAATGTCGTAACAAGCGATAATTTAGCGGAATGGACTGCTAATAAACTTGGTTTAGCTAGTGAAGAAGCCCCTGTTGCGGCTGAAGCAGTCGAGGAAACTCCTGATTCAGAGCCAACAATCAAGGCTGAAGCTGAGAGTGAACCAGAGGCAGAAGATGAAGCGCAAGTAACAGACAAGCCTAAACAAAATCCCAAACTTGAAAAACGATTTTCTGAGCTTACAAAACGAGCCAAACAAGCTGAGGCCGACAAAGCAAACTTAGAAGCACGTTTACAAGAACTTGAGAGCAGACAAACCCCTGCAACCCAACAAGTTGATCCTGTCATCGAAAAACCACAAGCATCGCAGTTTAATGATGCTTTTGAATACGCTGAAGCATTAGCTGAATGGAGCGCAGAAAAGGCATTAGAACAGCGTGATATACAAGAACAGCAACGCAAAGTAGATGAACAGAGAAACGAAGTAATCAAGTCGTGGTCTGCAAAACTCGAAGCTGCTAAAGCTGATCTTCCTGACTTTGACGATATGGTAGCTTCTAGCAATGTACAAGTACGAGATGAAGTACGAGATGCAATCCTAGAATCAGATGTAGGCCCACAAATCCTATATCACCTAGCATCAGATGACGATTACGCTAATAAATTGGCAGCAATGCCGACTAATAAAGCACTCAAGGAATTAGGGAAATTGGAAGTTCAATTCGAGCGTAAAGAAGCTCCTATTGAGAAAAGCGAACCTGTTGCTAGAAGTAAAGCACCAGCACCGATTAAGCCAATCACAGCAGGAAAAGGAACGTCTGACGTTCTCATTGACGGAAATGGCGCATTTCATGGCACATACGCTCAATGGAAAGCTGCAAGACAGGCTAAACGGATACGCTGATAAACCCAATATTTAATAAAGGAAATAAATCATGGCAAATAATTTGCTAACCATTTCCAAGATCACTAACGAAGCATTGATGGTCTTGGAAAACGAATTAACATTTACATCAGAAGTAGATCGTAACTATGATGATCAATTCGCTGTGGTATAAAGCCTGCCTCAGTTTTTACTGTGGGTCTTATATTTGAGGTGGTAAGATCGGTAACACAGTAAACGTCCGTAAAAAGAGTTAGGTGTGCGGACGAAAAAGTTTCTCTGATTGACTTGGAGTCCCAGAAGTGGGTAACAAGGGGCAAGCGAAAGCAGCCTGAACGACTAAGTGAGAAGCCCCGAAAGGGATGCGATAGTCTGAACTAGGATATAACTAAAGAAGTCCTAGAGTGCGATTCGAAGAAGTTGCACCGCCATTGAAAAATGGTCAGTAAGTCGAAAGACTGAAAGTAACAGAATGAAACCTGGACGCTTTATTGGAACTACAGGGCCAGCCCTGAACGTAGAAGATTTCAATGAAACTTCTGTGCCTGTAACTTTGTCAACACAGTTCCATGTGGATAAACGTATGTCCACATATATCCACTAAGGATATTGGCAAAATTTCTTCTGATTGACTTGGAAGCCCAGAAGTGGGCGACAGGGCGCAAGCAAGGCAACTGTGCAGCGTGAACGACTAAGTGAAGAAACCCTGAAATGGGATGCGATAGTCTGAACATTGGTATAACTTTATAAGAAACCGATGAGAGCGACCTGAAGCGGAAGCTCCACTACAGAACACCGTAGGGGTAACAGAATGACACAATTTACAACACAAGATTTGGCATTGTCTTTAGATATGTTCTCTGATCGTGTATTGAAGCCTGCTGTAGCTGCTATCGCCAACAAGATTGACCGTGATGGTACTTTGCAAGCTGCTAACAACACAGCTAACATCGTTGGTACTGCTGGTACGCCCCCAACAGGTTTAATTACCTATTTAACGGCTGCTGCTTACCTTGACTCTGAAGGCGCACCTCGTGATGGTCGTAGATCATGTATCGTTGAGCCGTTCACTTCCGCTACTATTGTTGACAGCTTGAAAGGCCTATTTGTGCCACAAGAAGCTATTGGCGAACAGTATCGTAAAGGACTTATGGGTCGGGATTCCGCCGGGATGAACTGGAAAATGGATCAAAACGTGGTAGCTCACCAATTTGGTAGCTTTGCTGGTTCTGCAACTATTACTGGTTCAAGCGGTTTCTTGACAAGTGGTTGGGCTTCTAGCTCTAACATCACTTTGACATTAACTTCTGGCGTTAGCTTAAATCAAGGCGATACATTTACAATCGCTGGCGTTTATGCAGTTAACCCACAAAACCGTCAAGCCTATGGTTCAAACAAGTTGCGTAACTTTGTAGTTAATACAGCAGTTAGCGGTTCAGGTGGTACTATTTCTGTAAACGTAAGCCCTGCGGTTATTACTGCTGGTCAGTTCCAGAACGTATCTATTCCTACTGCTCTGTCAACAGCTACAGTTAACTTCTTTAATCAATCTGGTACTGTTTCCCCACAAAACATCATCATGCACCGCAATGCGTTTACTCTAGCAGTAGCCGATCTTGAGTTGCCAGAGGGTGTTCACTTTGCAGGTCGTGCAAGCGACAAGGAAATCGGTCTGTCAATGCGTGTAGTTCGTCAATACACTATTAACAATGACTCTATTCCTACACGTCTTGACGTTCTGTATGGTTGGGCTAATTTGTATCCTGAACTCGCTTGCCGTGTTGCAGCTTAATTCACGAATAACGAAAGGAAACTATAATGTCTAATCCAGGCCCAGCAGTAACCACTTCGATTCACCCACAAGTTTTAGGCTCTAACCAAGCATTGCGTTTGATCGCAACTGCTCAAGGTGTTAGCCTCGCAACTTTAGGTGATACCGCAGTTAACGTAATTGATGTAACCAACTATGTTCCAGTATCCGTTATTACGGCTAACTGTAACAATGCTGGTGCAGCAGTATCCACAGCAAGCACCTATTTAGGTGTTTACACAGGCTTAGCAGGTACAGGTACAGCCGTATATACCAAAGCTGCTTTAGCAACTAACACAACTACTGCTAACGCATCGGTTGTAGCTGCAACTTTAGTAGCAAGTGCAACATCTGCTCAAACTTTGTATGTAAACGTATCTTCTGCTGCTGTAACAGGCACAATTGACGTATATGTATATGGTTACGACTTGTCAGCACAGTAATTTGTTGTAAAATAGAAGCCCAACCCCTAAAAAGGTTGGGTTTTTAACATTCTGAGGGGGCTTATGAAAAATGTAATGATTGCCATGCCTTGCTATTCAGCAAAGGTACACTTTCCTACCATGCGTTCTATTTTGCTTGATGCTATCAATATTATTGGTCGTGGAGATAAATTCTGTATTGCTGAAGATATTGGAAATAGCGATATAGCAGGATCAAGAGGGGCATTATTTGGTGCTTTTGTACGTTCTAATTGCGATACGCTAGTTTTTGTTGATGATGACGTATTTTGGGAGCCAGGAGCATTAATTAAGTTAATTGACTACCCTGTAGATGTAGTAGGTGGTATTTACCCTAAGAAGCAAGAGCCTATGGAATGGCCTTTTAAAATTGCCGAAAAAGAAGAATATCGTAATGATCCTGAAACAGGATTAATGGAAGTTTTAGGGCTTCCTGGTGGTTTTTTAAAGATTAGTAAAGATTGTGCTTTAAAGATGATTGAGGCATATCCTAGACAAACATTGCGTAGCGTAAGTGAAAACAGTCAATTTTGGCCTGTATTTGACCCTTATGAAACTCCTGACGGCAATCGTTTAAGTGAAGATTTCAGCTTTTGCCAAAGATGGATAGATATAGGTGGCAAAGTATGGGCAAATCTTGAATTTGAATTAGGTCATATCGGTTACAAAACTTTTAAAGGAAGTTGTGGAAAACACTTGAGGGAAGCACAAAACAATGTAAAATAGTTGCAGTATTACAACACTCACCTTTGCAAAGGGACAAATTATGTCAAGCACTACCGTTACTCGTGGTAATTCCCACGAAACTTTTTACATCACCCCATCCATTACTCCTGCTGCTGTAGCCGCAAATACTTCTGCTGCTCAGACTTTTAGCGTTGGTGGCTTACAAACTACCGATTTTGTGTTGGTTCAAGGCTATCAAGGCACACAAACTACAGGTATTGTTATTGCTGAATCTGATTGCTTAACTGCTGGCGTACTATCAATACAGTTCGCAAACGTAACAACTGGTAGCGCAACACCTTCTTCTGGCTTGTATGCGGTTCAAATTACTCGTTTAGAAGGCCCAGCACCCTCTACTGCTGTTTAAGGATAAATCATGGCAAACGTATCAGCTTATAGATTTGTTGGCCCTACAACGGCTATTGCAGTAACTACAGCTAGTTCGACTTCTGTAACAATTACCCCTTTAGGTAATGATCAAGCGAACTTTTGTGGCTTTTTAAACGTAGGTACAACACCTATTGCTATTACTATTGCTCCAGCCGTTGCAGGAACTACGACAACTGCTGCGGCAGCCGTTCTTCCTACAGGTGGAAATAGCTCTAACAGTTTTGTTCTAGGTATCTCAATGTCACAACCTACCGTGATTGCCGTACCGCCTAGCTTTGCTATTACTGCTATTGGAACAGCTAATACGCTGTATGTATTGCCTATGGTTGATCAAAACTAAGGATAATTATGTCAAATTTTAACGGTGTAGCATCAGTTTCAACGACTAATATTGTCCCAGTTCAAGCGCAATTTGATTCTTCTGGTAATTGTTTGGGTCTTATTGGGCCAGGTGGAGTATTTTTTTCACCGCCATTAACTTCAGATACTATTACTGGTGCAACCATTGATAACAGCACAATTGGAGCAACTACACCTTCTACTGTAAATGCAACCAATGTATCAATAAACGGCAAATTGCACGTTTCTGCTACTGCACCTACGATTGCATCAGGTTTTGGTACAAGCCCTACGATTACAGCATTTAATTCATCAGCATTTAAAATTGTAGTTGGTACAGGTGGCGCAGCAAATGGTGTTATCACATTTCCTGCCGCACCTAATGGTTGGGTAGTATATGCACAAGACGTTACTAGCGGAACATCATTATTTTTACAGCAAACTGCAAGCACTACAACTTCTGCTACTTTAACAAGTTTTAGCATTACTTTAGGTACTGCTGCAAACATGACTGCTGGCGATACGATTATAGTAATGGCATTTCCTTATTAAGGATTAATATGGCTACTGGCCCAGCGTTAACGCAAGATCAAAATATCCTGCCTGTACAGGCTTATTTTAATTTAGACGGTACATTTAACACGTTTATTGGTCAGGGCGTACCATTTACTGTCCCTGTAAGTGGTTCGGTAACTAATGCAACCATTACAAATAGTACGATTAATAGTACGACTATTGGTGCTACAACCCCTAGTACAGGGGTTTTTACTAATATAGCTACAACTACAGGCACAATTTCAACAACGCCTTCAAGCTCTACAGACATTGCTAATAAGTTGTATGTTGATACAGTTGCTTTAGGTATTAGTTGGAAAGAGCCTGCACAAGCAGCAACTACAGTCAACATTACGTTATCAGGGCTTCAAACAGTCGATACAGTCGCTTTAGCGGCAGGCAACATAGTCTTAGTTAAGAATCAAACAACATCTTCTCAAAACGGCATTTATGTAGCTTCTACAGGTGCTTGGACTTATGCTCCAGGCTCGACTACATGGGCGCAATATGTAGGCGCAATGATTTTTGTAGACGGTGGCGCACAAGCAGGTAGTCTTTGGTATAACTTAGCTCAACCTGGCGGTACATTAGGTACTACCAATATGACTTGGAGTAATTTTTCCACGTCAGGTGTATATACAGCAGGAACAGGTTTAACTTTAAGCGGTACAGCATTTAGTATTACTCCTGTTGGTACAGCAGGAACATACGGCTCTGCATCAGCCGTACCTGTTTTTGTTACAAACGCTTCAGGTCAAGTATCAAGCGTAACTAATACAAGTATTGCAATTGCTGGAAGTCAAATTACTAGCGGTACAATAGGCTCAAGCTATATTAGTGGCTCATATACAGGCATTACAGGCGTTGGTACGTTAACTGCTGGCACTTGGAACGCATCAGTAATTGGTGCAACTTATGGCGGTACAGGCGTTACTAGTTTAAGTGGTATTGTTTACGGCAATGGCACTTCAGCATTTACAGCAGCGACAGGCTCACAAATTGCTTCAGCAATCGGCACAACAGCCGTAACTAATGCTACCAACGCTACAAATATAGCTGGTGGTGCAGCAGGACAAATTCCATTTCAAACTGGTGCTGGAGCAACTTCATTTACTGCCGCAGGTACAACAGGTCAAGTATTAACTAGCGCAGGCGCAGGAACTCCTACTTGGACAACTCCTACAACTGGCACAGTAACATCAGTAAGCGGTACAGGAACAGTTAACGGCATTACTCTTACAGGTACAGTAACTTCTAGCGGAAGCATTACTTTAGGCGGTACTTTAGGAAGCATTGCAAACAGTCAGCTTACTAATAGTTCTATTACTTTTGGTTCTACTGCTGTTTCTTTAGGCACTACTGTTAGTGCTTTAAATGGTGTATCTATCGGTGCTACAACAGCTTCAACAGGTGCATTTACTTATGCTTCTTTAAGCTCAACTACTAGCACTACACCTGTTTTATCGTTTAATGCTGCTAATGCTTCTTTTGCTAGTGGTGCAACTGTATCAGGTAATTATTTACAGTTTTTGGTACAAAACAAATCAGGTACGGCTGGCGCATCTACAAACTATGTATTAAGCAATGATCTAGGCACAGACTCTACATATTATGGCGAGTTTGGTATGAACTCCTCAGTATTTAGCGCATCTACACCTAGTGATTTCTTTAGTATTAACAATGGCGTTTATTTCTCAGGTCACGATGGTGACATTGCTGTTGGCTCTGGAAATGGTTATAAAACCTATTTTGCTTGGGGATCAACTGGTCAATCAGCCCATGTAATTAATGCTTCAGGTGCTATTGGCTTATCTACAAACTTGGGAACAACCCCAGCACTTAGCGGTACGACTGGATTTGGAACAAGCGGTCAAGTTTTAACATCAAATGGTAGCGCAGCAGCTCCTACATGGACTACAGTTACATCAGGCATAACAATTACTGATGACACAACTACTAATGCGACTCGTTATTTAACGCTGACAAGTGCTACAAGCGGCACAATTACAGGTGAATATACTTCATCTACTAAACTGCAATTTAACCCTTCTACAGGTGTTATAACTGCTGCTTTTAGTGGCGCTTTAAATGGTTCTGTAGGTGCAACAACACCAAGCACAGGCGCATTTACTACTATTTCTGCATCAAGCACAGCAACATTACCTGGCTCATCTAGCACTTTGGCTGCTATTTTGACTAATGCTGCTGAGATTTGCACAGTATCAGCTACTGCTGCTACAGGAACAATTGCTTATTATCCATCTACACAATCTGTTCTTTATTACACTACATCAGCATCAGCTAATTGGACTGTAAATTTGGCTTTCTCTGCTGGCACAACAATGAATACTGCAATGTCAACAGGGCAATCTTTAACTGTAGCTTTCTTGGTGACTCAAGGTTCAACAGCGTATTACAATACTGTAGTTCAAGTTGATGGAACTACATCAGGAGTAACAACTATTTGGCAAGGTGGTGCGCCTTCTTCAGGAAATGCATCGGGAGTAGATGTTTATACATATACCATTATTAAAACTGGTTCTGCTGCATTTACAGTATTAGCTTCTCAAACTCAATTTAAATAATATGCCATCAATTATTACTAGAGGCGCTATTTCTTCCAAAGCATTTGGTTTTGGATATTCTAAAAAATCGCCTCCTGTTATTACTTATTTAGTTGTAGCTGGTGGCGGTGGTGGCGGTCAAGCAGCCTTTTATCAAGCTGGCGGTGGTGGCGCTGGTGGATTGTTAACTAATACAGCTACTTTTGCATTAGGAACAACATATACAGTTACAGTTGGTGCTGGTGGATCAGCAAATACTAAAGGTTCAAACTCAGTATTTTCAACAATTACTGCAACTGGCGGTGGTTATGGTGGCGTTACTACAGTATCTACATCAGGTGGATCTGGTGGCTCTGGCGGTGGTGGTGGCGCAAATCCATCACAAACTGGTGGAACAGGAACATCAGGGCAAGGAAACAATGGCGGTTCTGTAACTGGAGATTATCATGGCGCTGCTGGAGGCGGTGGTGCTGGCGCTGCTGGTTCTGCTGGCACAAGTTCTGGTGGTGGTAATGGTGGTGTTGGTATATCCTCGTCAATTACTGGAACCGCTACTTATTATGCTGGTGGTGGTGGTGGTGGCGCATATAATGTTACAGCAGGAACAGGGGGTAATGGCGGTGGAGGCGCAGGTGCTTCTACAGCCCCAGGTGGAAATGGAGTAAATGGAACTGCAAATACTGGCGGTGGTGGTGGCGGTTCTGCAAATGGTGGTGGAAGTGGCGGATTAGGTGGCACAGGTGGTTCAGGTGTTGTTATTTTAAGCACAACATCAACTGCTGTTTCTACTACAGGCTCTCCAATCATTACAAATGTTGGTGGATATAATATTTATACCTTTACTTCTTCTGGCTCTATTACTTTTTAAGGATAAAAATGAGTCATTTTGCCAAAGTAATTAACGGAATAGTTACGGAAGTAATTGTTGCAGACCAAGATTTTATTAATAGTGGAGCAGTTGGCCTTGCATCAGAATGGATACAAACTTCTTACAATACCAGAGGTGGCAAACATTATGACCCAACAACAGGAAAAGAAAATACTTCTGCACAAAATCCAGCATTAAGAGCTAATTATGCTGGAATTGGTTATATATATGATGCAAAAAATGATGTATTTTATGCGCCTCAACCATATCCTTCTTGGACTATATCTGCTCCAAATTGGACTTGGATGCCACCTGTACCATTTGCCACAGATGGAAAAACATATCTATGGAATGAAACAGCAAAATCTTGGGATGTCGTAAATGCAAACTAATTGGAAAATAACTAATATTGTTTTTAACGATAATACGTTAATTTCAGCGCATTATTTTGCATCATTATCTGATGATAAAAACACAGTAGAAACACAAGGCGAATGGAAATTTTTAGAGCCTCGTAACAAAGTTCCATTTAATGAGCTAGAAGAACGCTACATTATCCAATGGATCGAAGAAGAAGCTAGTAAAGATGGCTCAAATATCATAAAATCTAACCTAGAACAGCAATTGCAAGCATTAAATAGCGAAAAAAGCATTTTGCCGTGGGTTAAACCAACCTTTAAACCAAATATAGGACTATAACCATGTCATCAACTATTAATGCTTCTTCTGCTGGTATTGTCGAAACAGCCGATTCTAGCGGTACTTTACAGTTACAAACAGGCGGTCAAACAGGCGTTTATATTGATGCCTCGCAAAACGTCACAATTCCTAAAAATCTGACAATTAGCGGAACTTTAACATATTCAGGTGGGGCTGGCGTTACAAGCATTTCAGGCGGTTCTACAGGTTTAACATACGGCTCAGGTACAGGAACAGTTACTACTGCTGGAACATTACTGTATTCAAGCGGTGGTACAGGTTTAACTGGATCAGGTTCAAGCGGCAATTTATTAGTATCTACAGGGTCAGGATGGACTTCATCTAGTTTAGCAACTGCTGGTATTGCGCCTGCTACAGGAAGTTCAGTTTATGCACCTTTAGCTAGTCCTGCATTAACAGGTACAGTTACAGTAGCTTCTCATCTTTATGTAACAGCTACACCTTCTTCTAGCGGTTCTGCATTTTATTCTCAAGCAAACTCATCAGGAATATCAGTTGCAGGAACTTTTGATTGTCAATATACAGGCGGTGTAGCCCTTGATTGTTTAGTGGCAAATACATCAAGTTATTTAACTGTATTTAGTTACGGAACAGTAGGAAGCGCATCACCTGTAGGTTCAATTACAACTAATGGCACATCTACAACTTACGGTACATCGTCAGATCGCAGACTTAAATCTAATATTGTTTCATTAACTGATGCTAGTAGTAAAATTGATGCGTTGCAACCAAGAACATTTACTTGGAATTCAACAAGTCAAACAGATATTGGCTTTATTGCTGACGAAATTCAGTCAATTTTGCCTAACTCAGTTCATGGTCAAGCTAATGCTGTTGATGCTGATAATAACCCTAAGTATCAGATGGTTGATGTTTCTACTCCAGAAATGATTGCTTTAATGGTTTGTGAACTTCAATCTCTACGCAAACGAGTTGCAGCATTAGAAGCTAAAGTTGGGATTTAATTATGGCTAAAGCCCTAGACATTATTAGTCGTGCGCTAAAAGACATTGGCGCATTAGAAGCTGGTGAAAGCCCATCTGCTGATGCTGTTCAAGATGCTTTTGATATGCTCAACGATATGGTTGGGCAATGGTCTAATGAAGATATGATGGTTTTCTATAAAAATGAAATTATCTTCCCTATAACTCCAGGTCAAACTCAATATACTATTGGCCCAGGAGGTCAAGTGGGATGTAGTTTTGTAGGCTCAATTGCAGGCAATATTTTAACTATTACTGCAATTAATTCAGGTGGTATATCAATAGGTCAAACTATTACAGGGTTAGGCGTAACTGCTGGCACTAAGATTGTTCAGTTTTTAACAGGTGCAGGTGGCAACGTAAACGAAGTAGGAACATATCTAGTTAATATTCCACAGAGCTTATCTAGTTTGACGTTTACAGGCTACTATCAACGCCCATTAACCATTAATTCAGCGTTTGTGCGTATCAATACAAACTCTAATGGCATACCTATTGTTAATGGTGGTTTAGATTATCCAATTTCAATCTTAAACGTAGAAGATTACCAAATGATTGGTTTAAAGACTTTAAATGGGCCGTGGCCTAAAGCTCTTTACTACCAACCTACAGAAACACTAGGTAACATCTTTGTATGGCCTAATCCATCGCAAGGCGAAATGCACATATTTGCTGATAATATTTTTAGCGAATTTACTACCATTTACGATGATATTAACTTGCCACAAGGCTATACAATGGCACTTAGGTGGTGTTTAGCAGAACGTTTAATGCCTATGTATGGCAAGGCTTCAGCAACACAAATAACAATGATTAATGGCTTTGCAGCACAAGCTAAAGCAACAGTTAAACGCACTAATATGCGCCCAGTTCAATCTGCTCGTTTTGCTGATGCTATGTTAGCTTCACGCCAACGTGATGCGGGCTGGATTTTGAGTGGGGGTTTCTTTAGATAGAGGATTTGTTCGATAGTGTGATATAATAAAGATTCTAACAAAGGAGTCTTATCATAAAAACACTAGCAGAACTAAAAGCAGAAAAATTAGAAGTAAACAAAGCAATAAAAAGATTAAAAGATAACGAAGCATACGCAAGAAAAGTAAACAGAGAAATAGGTGCGCCAGGAAAACCAGCAAACACTCCTGAAGTTTTATGGAGCAAAGTTGATAAACGTAGCGAAAATGAATGTTGGAATTGGAAAGGTTTTATAAATCATGATGGTTATGGAAGGACTTGGATTAATGACAAAGGCTACTATGCTCACAGAGTCATTTATTCGCTTGCTTATCCAAACACAATTAACCTTAGTGCGCCTAAATTTACAGATAATTCAGGATTTCTTTTACACACTTGCGACAACCCTTCTTGTTGCAATCCAAAACATTTATGGGTCGGCACTCATGCTGACAATATGGCTGATAAAGTTGCTAAAGGTAGACAAAAAAGATTTCCACAAGATTCTGGCCCACGTTGCAAACTTACAATGGATCAAGCTAGAGAAGTTCGAAAACTTAGGAAAAATGGCATGACTGTTCCACAATTAATGGAAAAATTTGAATTAAGTCGTGCAAGCATAAAAACCTTGTTGCGTGGTGATTCATACAAGGAAAGCGAGTAACTATGCCAGATTTTGGCTTTGTCGGAGCAAGTTATGAAGCGCCATCTTTGTATCAAGACAGCCAAGAGTGTATTAACTGGCGGCCTGAAGTTGACCCAACTAAAGCTCAAGGTTCAAGAGGCGTTGTTGCTTTTTATCCTACTCCTGGCCTCACTTCAATTGTAGTTTTATCAGCACAATCCCCTGTTAGGGGAATGAGAACATTAGCTGGTGGCACATACATGGTCGCAGTTTGCGGTCAGTATGTCTATGCAATGGATTCTTCTTATGTGCCTTATGTAATCGGTATTTTAAATAGCGGTACAGGTCAAGTAGGCATTACTGATAACGGTATTAACGTTTATATTGTTGACGGAACTTATCGTTATACATGGCGCATATCAACTCCTGATGCTTGTTCATTTACAGGCACAATTTCAGGAACTACTCTAACTGTTTCTCAAGTCAGAGAAGGAACAATTAAAGTAGGACAGTCTTTATATGGCATAGGAATAGGCTTAGAAACGGTTATTACTAGCTTTGGCTCAGGATCAGGCGGTGTAGGCACATATAACATTAATACCTCATACACCATAGCAACAGCTCAGCTTTTAAACACTAATGGCGGTGGCGCAATATTTACAGGTTCTATTGGAACAACGTCTTTGACTGTTACAGCCGTAACAAGTGGTGTTTTATACCCAGGTCAAACAATCGTAGGCACAGGGGTTACCCCTAATACTATTATTACCGCTTTAGGCTCTGGCACAGTATTAAGTCAAACCATTGCAAGCGGTGGTACAGGATACGCTTTAAATGACCTTATAACGGTTTTGGGCGGTGTTTATGGAAGTAGCCCAGCTACATACAAAGTAACAGCAATAACGACAGGTGGCGTGGTTTCAGGGCTTTCTATGACGTTTGCTGGTGCTTATACATCTGTTCCTTTAAATCCTGCATCTACAAGCACAAATGGTGCTGGCACAGGGTTAACCCTAACGCTTACAACAGGCACAGGTACAGGCAATACAGGTAACTATCTTATTAATTTTAGTCAAACTGTTTCGTCTGAAACAATGTATGCCGTTCAGTTTTCAGTATTACCTAGCTCTGACGGTGCTTTTGCTGGTGGAACAACTGTAGATACAGTAGATAATTACTTTGTTTATAACGATCCTAATACTCAACAATGGGCAGCTTCTAATCTTCTTAGCCCAATTACTTATGGTTTAAGTTATGCAAGCAAGTTTACTGGGCCTGATAATTTAGTATCTTTAATTACAGATCATGGTCAAGTCTATCTATTGGGTGAAAATACTTCAGAAGTATGGTCTGATGTAGGTACATTTCCATTTCCGTTTCAAAGAATTCCAGGATCATCAAGTCAACATGGTATAGCCGCTAAGTTTTCGATGGCTCGTTTAGGCAATTCTTTTGCTTATTTAGCTAAAAACAATCGTGGGCAGTCAGAAGTTGTAATGATGAACGGCTATTTTCCACAAAGAATATCAACTCATGCTGTAGAAAACACATTAGTCAACCAATATGTTGAAGATGCTGTAGCTTATACCTATCAGCTTGAAGGTCACGAAGTCTATGTGCTTTCATTCCCTACAATTGATTTAACATGGGCTTATGACGTTACTACACAACTTTGGCACAAATGGCTATATGTCGATACAAACAATATCTATCACCGCCATCGTTCTAATTGCGCTACTGTATTTAACGATGTTGTATTAGTTGGCGATTGGGAAAATGGTCATATTTATCAATTAGACCCTACAAACTATACTGATAATGGTGATGAAATCCGCAGATTGCGTAGAGCACCTCATTTAGTTACAGACTTACAACGTCAGTATTTTGATGAATTTCAGATTCAATTTCAGCCTGGAGTCGGTTTATCAGGTGTAGCTCCTAGCTCTGGTAGTAGCTCAATTTCAACAACAACAGGTGTACCTGCGCCTGTTTATGTAAATACATCAACAAATACATATCAGCCATCGCCTTATACAATAACGGCAGGAACAACAGTAACCGTTGCTTATGGCAATACATTGACTGTTTACCCACCAACTCCAGGTCAAACAACTTACGTTCAATCGCCTTATATTATTAGCCCAGGAAGCATTATTTCAGTTACACCTAATAATGTATTAATTGTTCAACCAGGCAGCGTAGTAGTGCCTTTTGACACTACCAATCCACAAGCTATGCTACGTTGGTCAAATGATGGTGGCTCAACTTGGAGTAATGAACATTGGACAGGCATTGGCAGAATTGGTAAATATACTAATCGTGCAATGTGGCGCAGACTTGGCTGGTCAAGGGATCGTATTTTTGAAGTAGTGGTTACTGATCCTGTTAAAGCAGTAATCGTATCTGCCAATCTTAAAGCATCAAGTGGGGAAAACTAATGGCTAATGATATTTGGGGATCAACTCAGGGTAATCCCTATCCTGTAACCCCTTTAGTTGACGATCAGACAAAAATGCCTACAAGGGCATGGCAACAATGGTTTTTAAACTTATTAAACTTTAGCTCTGCTACTAACGCTACTAAAGGTACAGGTACTTTGCCTAGTAACCCGCAAGGTTTTATCAATATTACTGTTCAAGGTAAGCCTTATAAAGTGCCTTATTACAATGTCTAATTTTTCAAAACAATTTAAAGAAATGGAAGGAAAATGGGCTTTTGACCCTAAAACTGTTCACCATTTCTCATCGGGCGTATATGCAAAACAAATGTTTATGCCTAAAGGTTATGTAGCTTATAGTCATGCACACAACTATAATCATCTCAGCATATTGGCAAAAGGTCGTGTAATTGTTAAAACAGACGATTATAATAAAGAATATGTTGCGCCAGCTTGTTTAACTATAGAAGCAAATATCCATCATCAAATAGAGTCTTTGGAAGATTGCGTATGGTTTTGCATACACGCAACTGATGAAACTGATGAATCTAAAGTGGATGAGGTTTTAATTAAAAAACATGAGTAATATTAAATTACTTTCTCAAAATGCAAATGTAGCTCCTATTTATTGGGCTATTTTGCAACATCCAGAACTTTGGAACGAAAATACAGCAAGAACAGCAAGCGAATCTAGCCCTCATTATGGTTTAGACGATATTTGGCCTAGATTTGGCGAAATTGAATATGCAGATAATGGGCTTCCTCATGATTCTAAATGGTATCCATCTGCTGATATTTTAGGCATAAAACCATTTGTTTATGATCTTTTTAGAGCGGTTGAAGGCGTTGAATTGGGTGGAGTATTGATTACTAGAATTCCTGCTGGTAAAAAATGCAAACCTCATGTAGACCCAGGATGGCACGCTAGAAGATATGAAAAATTTGGAGTTCAAATTACTAGCGCACCTGGTCAAAAATTTTGTTTTGATGAAGAAGAATTAGAAACCAAACCAGGAGATATTTTTTGGTTTGACAATCAATATACCCATTGGGTAGTTAATCCAACCCCATACGATAGAATTACTATGATCGTATGTATTCGTAAGGAGCAATAATATGCCATGGGCAGCCGCAGCAGCAGCAGCAGGAACAGTAGCAGGAGCTTATATATCTTCTCAAGGTCAGCAAAATGCTGCTAACACACAAGCTAATGCAGCACTTACACAACAAGGAAATATGCTTGCCGCTGGTCAGCAGGCATCGCAACAATTTACACCTTATGCCAATTATGGAACTACAGCATTAAACAATTTAACTGGCAATAATGCGTATTTTAACAATCAATTTAGCAATGCTGACCTTAATTCTCAATTAGCTCCTAACTATGCTTTTGGATTGCAACAAGGTGAAAATACCACTAATGCTGCAAATAATGCAACAGGTGGCGCAGTAAGCGGAAATGCTTTGCAAGCTTTAAATACTTTTGGTCAAAACTATGCACAAAATGCTTATCAAGGCGCATTTACAAATTATCAAAATCAAAGAAACAATATAGCTACAATCAATAGCACTCAAGCTCAATTAGGTCTTGCAGGAGCTACAGGCTCTGCAAATGCACAGTTAGGAACGGCTACAAACATTGCAAACATTGGTATGCAAAACGCACAAAATCAAGCCGCTTCTCAAATTGCACAAGGAAATCTTGCTGGTAATGCAGTAAATTCATTGGGAAGCATTGGTTATGGATATGCAAATAACCAAAATATGCAAAATCAAATTCAATATCAGCAAGGTTTAAATAATATGGGTGGATATAATGCTGATCAAATAGCTCAAGGAGCAAGTCCAGGTGGCGCATTTACGCCTACCGCTGGCAATTCTTTTACTATTAATACAGGCGGTTAATTATGCCAATATCAACTAGCGGTTTATCAGTCCCACAAGTTTCTACAAATTACGATTCTAGTATTTATGGCAACAAAGATATGCCTAAAGCTATGACTATTGCTGATATGTTGGACATCAACAAAAAGCAATTAGACCTTCAAAAAGCCACAGAAACTTATGGTCCAGAAGTAGCAAAAACAAAATCAGAAGCAAAAAGATTAGAAGCTGAATCACAAAATGCTCAACAAATTGCTCAACAAAATGCTTTAAAAACAGTTAAAGCTCACGTTTCAAATATTGCTCAAGGAACAGCAGAACTTAGTACTGATCCTGATTTAACGCCAGAAAAAATACTTAAAAAATATAATGAAATAAATGCTGCTGCACCAGGTGATGCCGCTTCTAAAGCTGCTGCATTGCAACAAGTGGTTGCTGGTATGCCTCAAAAAATGCCGTCAGAAACTGACGATCAATTTCAAACTAGATTGCAAACTTTTGTTGCAGTGAATCATTTAAAAGGTTTAGATCATTTAGCTGCTGTTCAACAAGCATACCCAGGAACTGCAAACGTAAGCACAGGAGGTCAAACTGTTAATGTATCAACAGGAAATCCTTTGCTTACTGGGCAAGCTCCAGGAACACCAACTGGTGCTTATTTACAAAATACACTTGCTCCTACTGTTGCTGTAAGCCCTACAGGCGGCCCAATGGCATTTGGTGGAGGTGGTGTTCCTCAGGCTGGAAATTTAAACAATAGGCCTCGTGAAGTTCAAGTTGCTCCTGCAGGAGGTGGAGCAACTGCTACAGGTATGCAACAAACTGCGCCTAAAACCAATGCACCTCAAGGTGGTGGTGTCACAGCGCAATCTATGAATCAACCAAAAGGTGGTTCATCTGCCGTTCCTTATATTCAAGGTGAGCCTTATGATGCGTTTAGAACTCGTGCGGGCGATGTAGCTAAAATGATTCCATCTGCTCAAAAAGCTTTAAATATTAATGAGCCTGATGCAATTCCAAACGCAATATATACAAACGAAAAAATACAAAAACTACTTGAGGACAAGAATTTAAATATTGGCCCTATTGCTAATGCGATTGCAAATAATACAGGTGGTGTTGGTTTGGATGCAAAACAAGATGAAATTAGAAAATATCTTGAGCAACGTATTCGCATGGAATCAGCTAGATCAAATTCAGATCAAGCATCACAAAGAACTGCTTTTGGCTCATTTGGCACAAATAGAGAAGCTCTAAAACAAATTCTTTATAAAGACAATGGAAGTCTTGCAGGTCAAGAATTATATCAACGTGGTTTGTTAAATCATGCTGGCGATGTTAATAAACCTAATCTTCAATCAGTTAATAAATTTAATAATGATTATGCAAAAATTGCTGATCCAAAAGTTGTTCATTTGATTGGCGTTATTGGCGATAAATCAATTAAAGATTTAAGTCAGTCAGACAAAAAACACTTGGCAAAAGAATTTCCTAATATGTCTGTTGAGCAATTTCAAAAATTATTGGATAAACGTCAACAATTAATTGAATTAGTAGGTAAATAATGGGAATTACTGCTGAAGATTTGGCTGGCATTGTAAAAGGTGGCAATGTAGAGGAACCTGCGCCAAAAATTAATGCTAAAGACCTTTATAACATTGTTTCAAATACTGAACCAACATCAGGTCGTGATTGGTCAGATGTTCCTATTCAAGCTATTACAAACGTGCCAAAAAGTGCGTATGAATTTGGCAAAAATATTGTAGAAGCTGTAAAACATCCATTACAAACTGCTGGTGGAATTTTAGATTTAGGTGCTGGCGCTTTGCATAATATAACGCCTAAACATATTGCAGAATGGATTGATAAAGCAGATTGGAATCCAGACGCAAGCGAAAGAGCTGTTCAAACAGCAAACGCAGTAGGTCATTTATATAAAAACAGATACGGAACTAGCGAAGGTTTTAAAGAAGCATTAGCTACTGATCCTGTAGGAGTTGCTAGTGATGTTGCAACATTAATGTCTGGCGGATCAACATTAGCAAGCAAAGTTGGTGCAGTAGAAAAAGCAGTCAATTTAGCAAAAAATGCTGGTGTTCCTGAAAAAGCTATTGAAACTGCTGGTAAAGTTGCAGAAAATTTAAATCCCGTCACAGCAACTGGTAATGTAATAGGTTCTATTGGAAAACCATTTTTAGGCGGTTTAACGGGTAGCAGTCCTGAAACTATAGGTCGTGCAGCATTATCTGGATTTGAAGGCGATACTTCGTTTCTTAATCAAATGCGTGAAAATGCTCCCATAAATGAGCCATTAGATGCAGCAAGAGCTAATTTAGCAACTATGCGTCAAAACAGAGGAAGTGTTTATCGTTCAGGAATGAGTGACATTTCTCAAGATAAATCTGTATTAAATTTTAAAGATATTGATAAAGCCCTTAAAGAAGCAAAAGATTCTATTTCTTTCAAAGGCCAACCAGGGTTTGAAATTCCCACAAAAGTTCATGAAGATTTATCACAAATCATCAATGATTGGAAAAAACTTAATCCTGCTGAATATCATACGCCTGAAGGATTAGATTTTTTAAAACAAAAAATTGGCGATTATTCAAAAAGCATTGGTTATGAACATACAAATGCAAATAGAATTGCTAGTGATATTTATAATTCAATTAAAGGAACTGTATCAGAACAAGCTCCTAAATATGCTGAAGTTATGCGTGATTATCACGATGCTTCAGATCAAATTCAAGAAATTGAAAAAGCACTTTCTTTAAAAAATAGGGCTTCTGCCGATACTGCTATGCGTAAATTGCAAAGCATTACTAGAAATAATGTTTCAACAAACTATGGCCAACGGATAAATCTTGCACAACAATTAGAGCAAGAGGGTGGCAGACCATTTATCAATGCTTTAGCAGGACAAGCAATGAGTTCTCCAAATGCTAGAGGATTGGCTGGAACTTTGCAATCTGGAACTGGTATTGCAGGTTTATATAATCCTTATTTATTAGCTATGCAAGCAATTCAATCCCCAAGATTAGTTGGTGAAACATTATATGCTGGGGGTCGAATAGCTAAAGCAGTTTCTAATTTATCTAAAAAAACTGGAATAAATCAAACTAGAGGAAATACTTTAGCTGATATATTGCAAAACGTAAATAAAACGCAAGAGGAAGAATAATGGCAACAGTAAATCTATCACCAGTAGGTAATGGAACTACATTTTTTGGTTCTACTGGACTACCTTTAAGTGGTGGTTTAATCTACACTTATCAAGCTGGCTCATCTACGCCATTAGCTACCTATAGTGACAATGGTGGCTCAATTCCTAATACAAACCCTATTGTTTTAAATTCAGCAGGGCAAACCCCTAGTGAAGTTTGGATGATTGCTGGCTATTCGTACAAAATGCAAATTCAAACGTCTGCTGGCGTTATTGTTCAAACATTAGATAATTTATATGGTATTCCTACATCATCAGGCGGTGGTGGCGGTACTTCAGTTCCTACAGGTTGTATTTTAATTTGGTCAGGTTCAGCAGGCTCAATTCCTAGTGGATTTCAGCTTTGCGATGGCACAAACGGAACTCCTGATTTACGCAATTCATTTGTATTAGGTGCAGGAAACAGTTATGTAGTAGGTCAAACAGGTGGTTCAGCAGATGCAGTTTTAGCAAGCCATACCCATACTGCTACTTCTGTTGTTACAGACCCAGGACACGTTCATAGCACAAGAACAAACTCTGGTGGTGCTGGTAGCGATGCTGGTTATATTCCAACAGGTTTTAATAATTTCTTTGGCTCAACAGCGCATGGTATGGATTCAGCTACAACAGGCATTACTGTAGCTACAACTAACGCTGCATCAGGTGTTAGCCCTACAGGTGGTAATTTGCCACCTTATTACGCACTTTGCTACATTTATAAGACTTAATATGATTGACATTGATCCAGTTAAAGTTGGGGTAATGTGGCAAAAAGTTGAGGCTATGGAAAAAGAAGTAGCTGAAATGCGTACTGATATTAAAGAGTTACTAGCTATGGCAAATAAAGGTCGTGGTGGCTTTTGGGTTGGCATGATGGTTGTATCAGGCATTAGTTCTTTTGTAGGCTTTGTAGCACACTATTTCAGCGCAAAATGAACCATGTCAGACCCATTCGGTATTGCACAAGGGGCAAAAACTCTTAGTCACAGTATTGATGCGAGCAGAGAAGCTAGTAAAGGTTTATCTAAAAGTATAGAAGGTGTACAAAAAGACGGTTTAGATGTAGCACAAAAGATGGCCCATGAAAGACGTAGGGCGCAAAAAGAAGCAGAGCATAAGAAGCAAACAGCATTAATTAAGGCTTTAGAAGATTGGCAACACAAGAAACAAATTAACGAAAAAGAAGCAAAGTTAAAGATTGATTTTGTAAAGAAGTATGGTGCTAAAGAATGGGATGCTGTTTTAAAGATTAAGCTAGATATTGAGAATATGGAAAGGCAGAATAATGAAGATTTTAAGCATGACCTTAAAGAAATTAGGAGAGTACAGTTCTATTGCTTTGCGTTGGCTGCGGTCATCGCTTGGTATCTAACCTGGGGATATAAATGAACATATTGACTCATATTCTTACAGGAAAAGATAACCAGACCCATGACATTGCTAAATGGGCATGGATGCTTGGATTCTTGCTTGTAGGGTTTTCTGCTATATATTTAATCTATACAGGCAAAGAAATCAGTCTTACTGAACTAGCTGGTGCTTTAGGCATCGTATCAGGTTCAGGTGCAGCTTCAGTAGCAGGTAAACACATGGCAGGTGCAGAGCCTGATCCACAATGAATTTTATTCTTTCTCTTTTAGGCGGTTCAAGTGTCCAAATTTACATATATTTGGCTGTTTTATTTGCTGGTTTTAGTGGCGGCTTTTATGTGGAGCATTTGCGCTTTGCTGATTTCCAAGATGGAGTCAAGATCGTTGCAGAAAAACAGATTGCTGAAAATAAAGCAAAAGAGAAAGAACAAGAATTAATAAATAGAGGAGTAACAGATGCGTACAACGCTAATCTTAGTAATATTCACAATTTTTATCACGGGATGCTCAACGACACCAGTAGCGGTGCAATGTCCACCAATGGCACAGCCACCATCACAATTAATGGCGAAGCCCATAACCTTTTACTTGTTGCCGAGCAATGCGCCGACACGACAACCCAATTAATAGCCCTTCAAGGCTGGATTAACGAACAAGCAGGATTAGATGCAAAATAACTTTGATAAATGCCTTGATTTAGTTCTTAAATCAGAAGGTGGCTATGTTAATAATAGCCAAGACCCAGGTGGAGTTACTAATTTAGGAGTAACTCAAAGAGTTCTTGAAGAATGGTTAGGCCATCCTGTAGATGACAAGATTATGCGTAATCTTACAGTTGATCAGGTATCAGGACTTTATAAGGCTAAGTATTGGATGGCTTGCTACGCACCACAACTGCCTGTAGGAGTTGATTATTGCTTATTTGATGCAGCAGTCAACATGGGGCCTGGAAGGGCTGTAAAGCTCTTACAAGAAGCCATACAATGTATGCCTGATGGCACTATTGGCCCAAGAACTATGCAGCTTTTAGATCAAAAAAAGCCAGAAGATATTGTAGATGCGTTTAGTCAGCGTAAAATTAACTTTTATGAAGGCCTTAAAACATTTCCTGTATTTGGAAAGGGTTGGCTCAAACGAGTTGAAGATGTAAAATTTAACGCATTAAATATGATTGGAGAAGCAAATGGCATTTGAAATTAAAGAACATAAGCAAAAATCTACAAAAACAGGTCATTATGTTAAAGACTCTGAGCATCGCACAGAAGATCGTGTAAATCGCTTAGAAAAGAAGCTAGACAAACATATTGCTTTGCCTATGGAGAAAGCTCACCATCCACATCAAGCAAGCCAAAAAGAAGCTCCTTTGCCTAATATGAGGAAGTATTAAAATAAGTCTGTTAATTCAGCTATTTTAAATAATTTGATGGGGCAGTCGTAAAATAACTCCCCTTTAGCAACATATTTGTTAGGAACTTCAATTAATGGGCAATTCTCTAAAGAGCTTACTTTTGCCCAATAAGCACGATGTAAGTCGTGAGTTAAAGCAAAAAATAGAACAGGCAGATTGCCTAGAGTTAGCTTGTCTTTACGTTGCGCTTTGTGAATACTACCAAATTGATCAAAACCTTCTTGTCGAACTTCTACCTCAAGCGCACCAACTGGAACACCTGATCGATAAACGATTAGATCAACTCCATACTTATTAGGGTTATCTTTACACTCTACGCCCCATTTCATTTGTATCCAGTCGGATACAGCTTTACGAGCAGGCGCATCATACTTATCGTGTAAATATTGGCTAAATAATTTCAATGTCTAAGTGCAATTACTAAAACTATGAAACAAAGCAAAAGAATATATGACACATTGCACCAATATTCAAAACGCAGCTTATAAGGATCACCAATAAGCCACTTTTGCAATTCAAGCATATCTGAATCGTGTTCTATATAACGTGGTTTAAGTGGGTTTTCGTCATACCTAGAACTAATTAAGACTTTGCCGTTATTTAGAAAATCAATCATTCTCTTGTGCCTTTCTTAGTATTAGATAAGCAAAATAATGTTGTTGTGTAGTAAAACCTTGTTGCATAGCAATACCATCTTCCTGTGATTCTGCCCACAATTCGTTTACTACATCATCTGTTAGTGTCTTTACTGGATGGGTGTAGAGTGGAATACCATTTTTTAATTGCTGGCTACCAATATAGCAGTCGTAGTGTGGCAATCTTTCAAGGTCGTATGGGTCTATGTATGCTACTGGTTCATTGTTCATTTGCTTTTGCCTTTTCTAGTTGATGCACTCGGCTCATTGCCTGTGTAGCCAAGTTGTGCATATCTTTGTACTTACGCTTCCATTCTTCTATTTCAGCTTGTTGCTGGCGTAGCATGGTGGCTGTATGATTTCGTTCCCACATAGTTAGTTCTTCAGTTTTAAATGCTTGTATTTCAGCTAGTTCATTTGCGTTCATTTCTTTTTATTGTCCATGTCCATGTTTAACAGAGCAACCATGCTTTTATCTAAACGCTCAGAAATATTGACACAAACATCTTTACAAAGCCAAAGAGTGCCACTTTCTGTATTTTCTGTAAGTTTTTCAGCAACTAACTCTAAAACATTGCCTAAGCAGCTTATTTGATTAGCGATTTTTTCAAGTTCGCCAGCTTCATCCCATAAACTCATTTTTGATCCCTTGCTGGAGTTGTCCAAAGCTGCTCAATATGTTCTGTAGCACCCATCTTTACAAGTTCACTTTTATAGAAGTGTCGTGCAACGTAATCTGCTCGTATAAACTTGCTTTCTTT